TTGCTGTTTAATCCATGAAATCTTCTACTGCTCTTGGTTTTGTTTTTGGTGTCATTGTAATTGCTGTTGCTGGACTATTCTTTGAAGCAGCATTGCTTGGACTGATTCTGTCATGGTTTGGTGTCTTTTTGACCATTTGGCAAAATCTTGCTATCGTTTTTCTTGCTAATCTTATCTTTAAAAATACTGGAGTTTCTTCAAAATGAAAAATCAAAACGGTTTTATTGATTCTGGTGTTGCTCTCGTAGCAGTTGGTGTCGTTGTAATTGGTGGTCTCATCTTTATTGGTGGTCCACAATACAATGTGTGGCAGCAATCTCTTGCTGGTAAAGCAGAATTGCAGAAGGCAGAATATACTCGTCAGGTAGCAGTTTTGGAAGCACAAGCAAAGAAAGATAGTGCCCAACAACTTGCTGATGCTGAAATCATCCGTGCTACTGGTGTTGCTAAGGCAAACCAAATCATCGGTGATTCGCTGAAAGACAACCGTGAGTATCTTCAATATCTTTATATCACTGGACTGGAAGAAGGATCTAATAAAGGTAACGTAACGATCTACGTTCCTACTGAGGGTGGAATGCCTGTTCCCACACTTCAAATGAATAAGTGACACTTTAATAACTGGTACACGACCCGCCCCATAAGGCGGGTTTTTTGCTATAATAAAGAAGTAGTTGAGGAACTCTCCATGAATCTGACTGAGTTGATTGAAGAAATCCGTGAGATTGAAATCTATGGTTCTGATCCAGCAGACTGGATGGGTTATTTGGGTTCTGACGACTACTGGGTGCCAGATGAGGAACTGGCATACTAACCCTGTCAGGGGTGCCTAGGTGCCCCTATAATAAGCACATACGCAACCAACCGATGCCTACCCTCAACAAAGAGTTCAGCGCCTTCTGTGCCGAGCGTGATGCCAAGAACACCATTCAACTGAATGTTGTTAAGTGGACTTGGATGTTCTGTGATGCTCTGCGTGGCGGTGCTCCTGATGGTTACGATTACATCTTCGAGTCTGGTAAGAAGTATCACAAGGTCATTATGATTGATTCCAGTGGTGCTCGCTCTGTTCACTGCTTCATTGATAAGAAGACTGGTGAGGTTTACAAGTCTGCATCTTGGAAAGCACCCGCCAAAGGTGTTCGCTACGATCTCCGCATCATTGAACAGCGTGAATGGTTGTTTGAGAAAGCAGATTGGGCAGGAGGTTATCTTTACGCAAGATGATTTCTTCTATTTTCTTCTGGTGGTTTATCGCTCTTATTGGTGCTTGTTTTGTTAATTATGCACTGATGCAATTCACTGAAAACGATGACGACAACTAACAAACTAATCTTCATCTCTTCGTTCATTTGGTTTCTTCACTGGGGACAATGCATTACCTTGAAATGTCTGGATATGGTTATTCTAAACTCCTCTGTGAGGACGTTACCACTTGGTTTCTGAATAAGTTTTTACCACGTCATAAGATTGAAGTAGAGATCCTGCATCGTGGACTGAAACGTGAGCAGGTTTATGGTTATTGTGATTACGTGGGAGAATCGTATCGTCCCCGTGAGTTTTTGATTGAACTTCAAACTCATATGGAGGAGGAGTTGTATATAAAAACTCTTTTGCATGAACTGGTCCACCTGCGGCAGTGGGTGCTAGGTTCGCTGCGGATGCGACGTGGAAAAATGTGTTATGGTAAAGTTCAAGTCGAACTTTATGACTATTGGCATCAACCACATGAAATAGAGGCACGAGAGCAAGAAGAAACCTTATATCTGAGGTATCTGATTGAGAAGAACTGTGTGCCACCTACCAAAGTGGCACAGTTCTTTCCGAACCGCCTGATGGTGGCGCTATAATTACAAGGTAATCAAGGGAACCACAATGGTCACCGACACCGCACAGGATGCCCAGATCCGCCGTTCTATCATTAAATCGGTGAGCGGCATGGATCTTCGCCTTCTGCAACGAATTGCCTATGAGGTTCGTTGTGAAGAACTGGGCATTCGCCCTGATGGTTGGAAACTCTACCCTGAGAACTGATTCATGAAACTTTCTACTACTTCTGTCACCAAGATTGCTGATGCTCTCAAACCAGCAGTCATTGATTACATTTATGAAGATGAAGGATTTGTTGAATATATGCAAACTGCCGTGGTAGAGGGTATTCGCAATGCGATGGGAGATATGGATGAGGATTTACTTTTTGAACTGGGTATGTTAATCTTTGATCGGATCGAACTGAAATGATGAACGAGCAACGAAACAAAGTAATTCAATATGCCGTTGTTGTGAGCACTATTCTCAACTTAGGAATGTGCCTGAATTTGTATCTTCAACTTGGTAGAATGCAATATCAAGTAGCACAAATAGACAGTGATATTTCAAGTGCTGTTGAAGCATTGAGTCGTTATATTTGGGAAATCAAAAACAATGAAGTAAGTAATTCTGAAACTTATCCAGGAGGACTTCAATGATTGGATTGATCGCTGGTTTGACGTGTGGAATCGCTACATACTACGGTGTTGGTGATGGTTTCCATGGACAAACAACCGCTAATGGTGAACGGTTTGATGCTTATCGTTGGACTGCAGCTCATCCTTATCTTCCTATGGGTACGAGGATCAGGGTAACCAATCAGGATAATCTCAAACAAGTGATTGTGAGAGTGAATGATCGTGGTCCATATTCTCATGCAGATCTAGATCTATCCTATGCTGCATTTGCACATATTCAATCTCCCCGCAAGGGTAACGCCACTATTTGTTATCGTGTAATCGGATGAAAAAACTTCTTCTTGCTGCTGCGATTCTGTTCTCTGCACCAGTTTATGCACAACAGTCACCAACGAATTATCAACCATTTCGTTATGAAACATCTTGTGCTCTGATGTATGAGGGTGAACCAATGACGGATCTGTGTGTGGTGATTGAAACCCGTGAAAAAGGTGGAGCACTTCGCACTCGTAACATCTTTTCAAATCGATTCAGTCTGACGATCAAAGGTCGATTTGATAAGCAGAAAGGTTATATGACCTGGGACAGTCATAATAAGTATGAATATAAATGGGACTATAAGATCGGTCAGGTTGGAGAACTTGGTGTCTGGTCTGAGGTTATGCCTAGTTTTTATTTGCAAAACGTAAGTTGGGATTGAATAATGAAAATTACAGAAGCAACAGTTAATTTAAATGTACATGAGATGGGAGTGATTCTCTCTGCACTTCAAAATCTTGAACACGCAGATGAAAATCGTATTGCCAGAGAATATGGCAGTGTGCCAGCACTTTATGATAAACTCTATTCCTACTGGGAGCAGATGGACAGATCGCAAACTGGACTACGGTACGATGTGGTGCCCTCCTTCTGAGGTTATAATACAAAGGTAATCGGGACACACCCAATGCAAACGCCTCAACTGACCAGCAAGGACGGCAATATGGTGGTTGACTTCTATCCCGTCAAGACTCCTTATGGTGATATTTCTGAAACTTGGGTACTTCGTACAGTCACCTTTGCTCCTCACGGTCAAGTGTCAAAGAAGTTTCTCAACAAAGTAGAAATGCTGTTGGACATCCGTGAGCGTGTGGCATACGGTTACAATCAAACGGGTGATAACTCCAATCTTCCCCAACTTGGAAATCCGATGGCAGGTGCCTGCTGATGAAAACTTCTTATTGGTTTCTTGGTATCATTGCCATTCTCATGTGGAACGGAATGATCATCAAACGTGATCAAGAACTGTTCAAGGCATATGATAAGGTCTGTGCCGAACTTCCCTCTCATCCTCATTGCCATCTTTCCAAATGAACGACGAAGACATTCAACAATTTATGAATGCATTTGATGATTTTATGAAGCATTCTGAGGTTGAGCAATTTAATCATGACGCCTGGTTGATTGCTAAACAATACACTGATCATTTTTATGAGCAGAAAGCAGCAGAACTGGAAGTGACTGTTGATTATTACATTCAGGAGTTTGTATGAACGATCAAACCAAATTCATTTTTGCACTTATGCAGATTGAGAACATTTCAAATCTCATCACAGGAAATGAATATGAAAGGTTCTTTGCTTCACATCTCATTCCAATCAAAGTTGAACTGGAAAGGCAATTGACAAATCTCACTCATTCCTCTAAAATTAAGGAGTAATTTAGAAATACTAATGAAATCACTTTACATTGTTGACTACTGGGTTCCGTTTCCTTCTTCTGAATATGGTGGTGTTGTATCACTAATCGCTGAGAATGATACGGAAGCATTCCAACTCCTTGCCGATGAAGATGGTTTTGATGACAGTTATCAGAATCTAATCATGCCCAATGTCGTCAAGGCACAGAAGTTCAAACTTGTGGATGATTATGAATCTGGTATTATTGATGCATTTACCACCTGATAATTATGGAAGAAAGACTCTATCGCATTGAAGAACTTTGTACAACTGGTTGGGAACTGGTTGAAGAAAAGTATGTTAATATGACAAAAGAACGCACTCAGGAAGTTTTAAATCAACTGATTGCCGATGGTTATAATCCTAATACATTACGTGCCGTACCCAATCCACAAAAATGATTGAGTTTCCTCATAAACCACCAGAAGGTTATTCTTATGAACAAGTTCCATTTAAACGTAATGTTATTGCAATCTGGATTCATAATCATTACAGGTTTGTTTACAATAGTGGTGGGACTACTCGTAGCATCTGGGGATTCTACAATCTCAAAACCAAGTGCTTCCACTCTCCTATCAACGCCAAAACAGTCGGTGATCAAGTAAACATTGAACAAACAACTCCATACTCTGCTATGATACCTAAACTCTCACCTCTCGAACTTGCTTATGTCTAAGTATAGTCCACGCCTGAATGATTATGTTCAATGGAAGAAAGGTGTCGAAGGATGGGTGTATTTTGTTGATAAAGAATATATCACCATCGAAACCAACGTCCGCCCAAAAGATCAATTCAATGTCCAGGCGTGTTCTATTCATAAGAATGAAAGGTTATTGGTACTTTGTTACAAGGAACAGTGGAATGAATTAACTTATGTCGGACATCGTGTTGATCAGTATTCAACTACAATCATATGAAACAGAAGAGAACAGTATGGAGATGGTGGGCAAAAGCATTAGGAGAGAAGGCAAGTAAATGTGACAAAGAATCAGACCACATTGCTATTATACGTACTGTTATATTCAGTACTTATCTCATTACTAATCTATTCATTATTGCAGGCGTAATTCGACATTGGAACAAAAATGAAATACCAGGTTGTATACTACAAATTGAAGAAGGACCAGAAGAAAGCGAAACAAGAAGCAATCTTTTATAATATTGAAGATGCCTCACTCTGGGAGCAACATATTAAGGAACAAGGTTATGTAAATTCTGAGATTGTACCAATCTTCTAAATACAAAAAAGATTTCCAAGAAACAATGAAGACGTTTGCACAATTAATGGAACAGATTCATGGTCCAGTAAATCGAACGGAAGTTGCGCTCGCAAAGACCAGAGCAAACATTGCCTCAGAGCGTCTTCGCAGAAGGCGTCAGTATCAACAAGGTCTTCATACGACGATGCACTTAAATCAGACCGCAGAAAAGGAAGACAGAAAAAAAGCAGAAGTTTATAATACCTGATTAACCGCAAAACCTACATTGGAATCTCCGCTGTTGTTACATTCATTTGTTATAAAACCAGTAATATCCTTTCCAACTATAATGCCCAGGATTGCGTAAACTTTTAATCAATCCGGTACCTTTACCAGAGCCACCTAATACTCTCACAGCATCTGCAATAGATTCATAACGGGCACTTATTTCACCTGTTTTTTTATTTACAGCAAATACCGATTTCTTTTTAGATTTGTCTTCTAAGATCTGCCACTTGTGTCCATAGGCAGTACCATCTTTTCTGGCAGCAAGTAGAATATTACTATTTTTATTCGGATCACCAGTAAGAGATAATGCTGCCATACGAGCATTCTCATAGTCAGTACAGATTCCAGTTTCTAAATTCTTTCCACGTATTGGAAGACCACAATGTTTTCCATTACCTCTGTTCTCTTCTGTAAGAGCACCCCAAGGTTCTATCTTTGCTTTTGTAGTTAATGCAATAGATATGTTTTCAATATGTTCTGATGTAAGTATCTTTTGCTTTGCTTTTTCTGTTATTTTTTGTTTTGTTTCTTCACTGAATATTGGACGTTCACCACCACTTGTAGCATTATATCCTTCTTTAAATGTATTATGTTGTTTGATCCAATATTCTTCTCTTTCATTTAATAAACTCTCATCACATTCATCTATTTCTTTAATCATGAAGTTGTGATTGCCATATTTACGCATGGCACGATGTAGGGGTTTATCACTCATTCTTATTGCTTCTTGTATGTGTTGTTGCCACCTTTTATTCATTCCTTGGGTGGTCTGACCAACATACTTGTGCCCGTTTTGCTTGTTGATAATTAGGTAGATGATTCCCTGTGCCATTGATATGATATGCTACATTCTTTATATATTGTACATAACGATTAAAATATAATACATAATGGTGAATTTAAAAAAGTTAAAATTATTGTATGGTGTAGTTAATGTTATATTAAATTATTGTGTGTGTTTTATAATATTCTCAATAATTATTGTTTATTGAGAATCAATTAGGTATTATGTTGAGAATACCCAGATCTTATGCAAGCTAAGCACGTTAGCATAAGGAGCGCAGTTTGTCAAGTCCGCCGCCCGCGAAAATTTCCCGAGACCCCACACAAGACTCATAAGCACTTGACATCCTTATAAGTTCGTGATAGAATCTCGACGAGATAATGTGTCGAGATGAACATAAAACTCGACGAGACATCATATATATTGGTATGAATCTCGACGAGACCTATATCTAGACTAGATTGCATCTCGACGAGTTTTATGCTACAATACGAAAGCGTTCACAAATCTCGACGAGCTTATGTACGACGACTACGATCTCGACTACACATACACAGGCAACGATTACGCGGATCTCGACGAGTATTATACACAAGATCTCGACGAGGATTATGCACGTGACGGGCAAGATTACGAATCACTTGCGTATCGTCATTATGCATGATATAATCTCGACACACTGCACATAACACATATGCCTACACAAAAGCGCATAGTTACAGTTACATTAGACATCGAGTGTTATGATGATCTTAATGTCGAAGATATTAATTGGCGAGAGTTATTGCAACTCGAACCTGGTGAGGATGTCAAGTCTAGGGTAAAGGAATTCGATCCTTCCTGGTAGTGTGCCAGTTTAAATATTGTCACAAGACCTCTTATTCTCAATAAGGGGTTTCTTATTGAGAATGAATATTTTATGGCAGGGGGAGTGGCGATGTATTGTCGTCAGCAGGGATACCCTTCCCCTCATTAGATTTCTTATAAGATAGCAGGGCATTAATGCCAAATCAAGGGGTCTTGTGCCAGTTCTTCTAGTGGCACAAGGGGGGTTGCAGAGTGCCACGTGGTGGGGTTATGTTGGTTTCGTTCCTGAGGGATTGCTCAATGGTTCTTCTCACTGCCACAAACTACGGTTGCGTTTTTACTCTTTCTCAGGAAGATGGTGATGAATTGTATTATGCTCCGATTTATGCTGATGGTAGTGTAAATCTTGGAGAATTTGCGCCAGTTGATATGGATAGCGCAGATATGGATCATATGGAACTTTTTGATATCAGAAACCAATTGCGTGAGATGGTGGAGGTGTGACGGTTTAGCAAGTGGCACAAGGGGGGTTGCTATGCCCCCCATCCCCTGATACATTACATTCGTTCCTGAGACATCCAATGTTTAGTCAACAACAAATTGCACTGGCTTTGAGTAAAATTGAACAGATGTCAGAACTCAAACATCTTCAAGATGATGATGATTTTGAAAATGATGAGTATTATAATCCTGCCGACAATGGAAATTATGATGACGCATTTTATGATGGTGTGAACTGTGGTCGCATTGAGTTTGCCCGTGAACTTATGAATCTTTTGAAATCGGACACTTGACGAACTGGCACAAGACCCCTTGTGCCCTGCCCGAATCCCTGTTACATTACATTCGTTCCTGAGACACCGACCATGCTGACTGGTTCTTCCCTGCTGATCAAGGTTAACGAAATGCAGGCACAAAACCCGCCTGCTAAGATGTCTGAAATCGTTCGTGCCTGTGGGTATGAGCAGGAAGGCAAACTGAAGTATACTCAATTCTACACTGAGTTGCTGACTGTCAAAGGTATCCTGAACAATGATACTTTGGAGAATGAAATCTCTGAGGAGAATCAGGATCTGTATGCCGAACTGTGTAACCGTTATGGTTCGGATGCAATCGATGCATTCCTGGAACTCTATGATGAAAATGATCTGGGTAATTTTGAAGATGCCTATCAGGGTCGTTATGATTCTGAGGCAGCATTTGCAGAGGAAATCACCACTGATTGTTATGGTTTGAACGTTCCTTCGTTCGTGATCATTGACTGGCAAGCAACTTGGGATCAGGGTCTCTATTATGACTATGATTTCGTGGATGGTTTCGTGTTCAGCAAGAATTGGTAATCTCGACTAGATGATATCAAGATCTCGACGAGACATACACAATTCGTCGAGATCGCATATACGATATACACATCTCGACGACATATACACACGATATTATAATCTCGACGCACATACACATACGTATCGAGATGTGCAAGAATACGTGACACATTCTCGACACCCACCCACCACGTGAGCTCGCCTTATGTGCAAGAATATGTGCTTCACCCCACTCACCCCTTCCCACACCATCTAGATGTGCTTTTTTATATTCTTAGACTAATACCCCTTCGGGGTATTGTTTCACATCTCTTTAGTATATCTTATAGAGTCTAGATTCTTATCTTCAATGGGAACAAAGGTATTCTAATCAATATTTTCAGTACTGTCAAGCCCCTGTGGTCCAGTTCGTAAAGTGGCACAAGATCGGTTGCAATCCGATGATCCCCCTGATAAATTACATTCGTTCCTGAGATTTCACCATGACTGAGGTTAAAGTTCGGGTTGAAACTAACGACGGTTGCGTGACATTTTGGTATGAAAAGTCCAGAGTCAAGAATCCCACCGAAGTCGTGTGCAATCGTGTCACAAACCAGTTAATGGGTCTTAACATTAAAGAGGTGAGTGTGACAGTCGCCTAAGTGTCCTAAGGGGGGTTGCGTTCGTGCTGCCCCCGTGCCATACTACGTTTGTTCCTGAGAGACACACCATGTTTGATGAACTCTGGATTGAGATTCAAGATGCTCCTGGTGAGATCTTTGACATTCCTGAACTTCGTGATCTGGATGATGAGAAGTTCGATGTTAATGACTACATCAACGGAAACTACGACTACTGATGTTGTTTCAAGTCACCGCAATCGAGTTTGATTTTGATGAGGATGATGACTTTCCCGAGCATCAATTCTCTAACATTACCGATGAAACGATTGGTATGATCTGGGAAGCAGATGATGAAGATGATCTAGTTGAAGAGATCACATGTGCCACAGGTTGGTGCATTAAATCTATTGATTATCGCCACGTTCTCCGATGACTGAAATGAATCCTAAACTGGAAATGTTGTCTGCTCGTGAGCAACTGATGAGCGACATTGAGTGTATCGTTGAAAGTGTCTTTTGGGACACTTGGGGTGACGAATACCCCATCACACAGCAAGAACTGGTGAAAACCTTATGTGATGCTGTTTGCGCTAACTTTCCCTCTAACTGATACAAACTCATGACCAACAACGCTTACACCTGGACCAACGATCTTAGCGGTTTGGTTGACCGTTACGCTGAGTTCGTGATGGAATCTATGGACATGAAGACGATGGAACAGTTTGTGTTTGACACGCTAGTTCATTCCTACAATGACTATAGTGAAGAGGAACTGATTAGTGAGATTCGTGAGTGCTATGGTGACGAATGGTTTGAGGACAATGGTATTGAATTGACTGAGGCGCCCAACGCTCTGGACAATTGACTAAGTGGCACACAGGGGGTTGCGGATGCCGTGCCCCCGTGCCATACTACGTTCATCAGCAAACAACCAATGCAAAACAAGCACCAAGAGCACCCCGAAGACACCATCCTGACTGGCAATCTTGACGTTCTGGATTGGTTTACTGCTGCTGGCGCTCTGAGCGTTAAGATTGACGGTGCTCCTGCGATTGTGTGGGGGACTGATCCTGCAACGGGTACGTTCTTCGTGGGCACTAAGGCAGTGTTCAACAAAAAGAAGATCCGTATTGCTCACTCTCACGATGAGATTGACCAGCATTATGAAGGCAACGTAGCAGACATTCTTCATTCGTGCTTTGATTATCTGCCACGCACCGAGTCTATCATTCAGGGTGACTTTATCGGGTTTGGTGGTGAAACTGAATACACTCCGAACGTGATCACCTATAAGTTCGGTGACGTAGTTTCGCAACGTATTATCATCGCACCTCACACCTATTATGAAGCAAACGATGACCTTCGTGATAGTTGGGCATTGCCCCTGATGGTGAATCTGCAAAGCGATGATGACGTTCTGTTCGTGAAACCTGATGCCTACATTGTACA